TGGTAGTTCAGCTTTTAAAAATGTAACTGTAAGAATATGAAAAATGGTTTTTATTTAACCATTAATCATTGTGTTTACTTTTTTGAAGTATCCCCGGAGTATCCCCAGAAATAACAAAGGACTCACGTTTTTAGCGTAAGTCCTTGTTTTGTTTGGTGGCCCCTACTGGACTTGAACCAGTGACCAAGCGATTATGAGTTCCTACCGGAATAACCGAAAATCAATGGTTTACTCTATTTATCATTGACATAGCTTGCATCTGTTTGCCAATGATGACCTATTATTCGCCATTTCTGCCGCCACTTTATCGCCATTAATTGTTTTTGCAAGGAGTAGTAACTAGGAGGCAAGTGATACTGAAAAGAAGTAAGTGCAGAAATGCTATTAGGTGATGGTAGAGCGTTAAAGAAGGGATGGCTATGATTTCCCTTCCTATGCATTAATTTATGTTTAATTGATTATGATAGGTTTTGAAAACGCAAAACAGATCTCATATCATCCACAACACCATTATAGCCTGGGAAAATAGTAGATTCACTAATTCTTATAGCCCTTAAATGGTCGTTTACTTTCATAGCTTCATTACAAGGTAAAGTTATTTTTATTAGAACATCTTTTTTATCTATTTTTTTTATTTTCTTTTTATTGTATTTATCAATCGCATTACCCAATGCAACATCTAATGTTCGATAATCTGTATATATAGATTTATATTTTGGATCAACACTTATAATTCCATTTTCTTTGCAATCATTATAAAATGCTTTGAGGATATCAATTTCTTTCGAATCGTGTTTAGATTCGATATAAGTAAATAGACCTCTTTGAGATTTGGCATTTTCATTCCATTGGTAATGTGGACTGAAAATTTTAACATCAGACAAAGGAGAGGAAAACAAGTCGGATAGGACTTTATAGTTCAACATCCAAACAGCAATTTTCTTTGAATTACTAGGTTTTTTTGAGAAGTTAGAAGCGAAAAAAGATGCAACATATTGATTGTATGACCAATCTATTAGTCTTGTAGGTAATCCATAGTGTTGAGCTAATGCTGCAATTTCTTTCGAGTCTTTATTTAGCCATTGGGTATGGCCGCAGCTCTTCATTGCAGTTGAAAAAGGAATGTACCCATCTATTTCCATTTTAGAACTCATTAATTCAGAGTTGGGGACGTATAATCCATTCTCATTTGCAGACCTGTAAAACTTCCTCAAAATCATCATCTCTATTGTAGCATGATGTTCTTTAAAGTTTGTGGGTCCAACTTCATTTAAGACTTTTGTATATTTCCCTTCCAAAACCTTCATTTTTGCAAGTTTAATGAGAGTTGGATCGTTTTTTGTTCTCATTATGTTTGGATGTAATTTAAAACTATCATCAGTATGCCCTCTAAAAACATAATTATTTAATGTATAAGGGCTGTTCCATGGGGTGAGTTTATCAAGAAACTCTTTAGCAGTAGTGCAGTTTATGATGGTTAGAATTGTCATTTTATATAACCCTTGCATTTATTAGTTAATATGGAGCATTCTTTTTTATTGTGATGAGCACACTTAATGGATTGAATCTTACCGCATCCTCTAAGTGGTCTGGAGCAAAGTGTGCATATCTCATCGTCATTTTGATATCGGTATGACCGAGCACTCGCTGCAAGACCAGAATATTGCCACCATTCATCATAAAGTGACTGGCAAAGGTGTGGCGCAAAACGTGCGTAAGTTGCCCCGCTGGCAACTCTATATCTGTTCTTTCCAGCGCAGACCTGAATGCGCCATAACAATCACTAAAGAGCCGGCCTTTTTTATCATCAGGTAGTAAGTCATACAGTTCTTTGCTGACAGGAACGGTTCGATTCTTTCTACCCTTCGTATTGGTATAGGTGATTTTGTATTTCGCTAGCTGGCTTTTTTTCAGGCTCTCGGCCTCAGACCATCGAGCGCCAGTAGAAAGGCAGATTCTGACCACAGTTTCTAAATCAGGGTGTTCGTGGCGTTTACACTCCCCGAGCAGTAGGGCAATCTGGTCTTGAGTTAGCCAGGCCATTTCCATTTCTTCCGTGCGGAAAGGGCGCATATTTTTCAGCGGATTTTCCCCCTTCCATTCTCCGAGGCGATTTAGCTCATTGAATACCGCACGGAAGTAGGCCAGCTCCAGATTAAGCGTGCGAGGAGATACCACTTTCACCCTGTTTGACCGGGCATGCTCACCTTTTAATCGCTTCTCCCGGTAGCGGGAAAATATCTGCGCATCAAAATCACGTGCGAGCGGTTCACCCATACATTCAAAGGCATGGTGCATTGCTAACTGGCGTTTTAGACCGTCTTTTAGGGTAATCCCGTGTGCGCTATACCACGCATCAACCAATTCTTTTAACGTGCGCCTATCTTCTTTTTCTTCCTGCCATGGATTTTGTACGGTGTACTGCTCAAAGGCCAATGCTTCGCCTTTGGTGGCGAATTTCTTTCTGATGCGTTTGCCTTTAGCTCCATTTGGATAGAGCTCACAAATCCATCCCCCTGTCGGATTTTTACGAATCGCCATCAGTTAACCTCGTTGTAAACACCCACCACACGGCCAATCGTTTTTATCTCATCAATCCCACACTCAAATGGCACTTTACCGCCCGCGACATGCAGTTTTTTGCCGGGTAGTAACGTCAATTCTCTGATGCTCGATGTCCCTTCAATATCAACCAACCAAAGGCCATCAGAAAGTGAGGCATCTTGTTCTATGAAGTTCAGCTTTCCATCGGCGCGAACGGCAATGCCTTTTGACATTTGCTTGCTAAAAAAATTGGCATCAATGCTCAATGGTGAATTTTCTTTGAGCTTCCCATCACTAAGCGTGAATAAATCTATCATTTTAGGATCTGTTGGTGCCGGTTTGCCGTCGTATTGGGAACCCTGACCGGTCAGTAACCATAGTAGGCTTGCACCAGTCTCTAAGGCACATTGCACGGCGAAATCATAAGAAACAGTTCCTCGCGTGTAGCGATTTTGCAGTGAGCTGGCTGCAATATTGAAGTGCCGAGCTAACTGGATTTTTTGAGTAAAACCATATACTTGACAGATCCTATCCAGTAATTCGTCATTATTCACTTGAGTATCAAGTATCAAGATATATTCCTTTGGGTATTTACTATTACTCCATTGAGCATTAGTATCGTTGCAAATTCGGGCAATCACTGGCGTAAGTTGGCAAACAGAGGTCATTGATTGCAAGCATTGTCAAAATGGGAATCATGCTACATGGCTTGTGAAATCGCAATCATCAAAATCCCTTCTCCTGTAGTCACGCTTCAGCAATTCGCGGTACTTGAAGGTGTTTCCGAACGTACCGCTTATCGCTGGACAACTGGCGACACCCCGCGCGTACCAATCGAAAAACGTATCATCCGAAAAGGTTGTAAGAAAGCCGGTGGGCCCATCCGCATTTATTACGCACGCTGGAAAGAAGAACAATTGCGTAAAGCTTTGGGACACGCACGGTTTCAGCTCATTATTGAAAATCCATATTCACTTTAAGTGAACTCAAAGGATCGCACATGTTAGATTTTCGCGTTTCCTCACACGCACACTTCGAAGATGCATGCAGAAAATTTGCAGCCGCGCATAACGTTAAAGAGCTGGCTGACAAGGCAGGCATCAAACCGCATACGCTTTACAACAAATTAAACCCTGAGCAGCCACACCAATTAACACCGCGCGAGATTTGGACGCTGACAGACCTTACCGAAGATTCGACCTTGGTCGATGGCTTCTTGGCTCAGATTCATTGTCTTCCATGTGTGCCGGTTAATGAGCTGGCCAAAGACAAATTACAGTCTTATGTCATGCGCGCAATGAGTGAGCTTGGTGAGCTGGCAAGCGGTGCGGTATCAGATGAGCGCCTGACCTCTGCACGTAAGCACAACATGATTGAAAGCGTTAACGCTGGTATTCGCATGTTGTCACTATCTGCGCTGGCATTACAGGCACGGCTCCAGGCTAACCCAGCGATGTCGAGTGTGGTCGATTCCATGAGTGGTATCGGCGCTTCATTCGGTCTGATTTGAGGTGATGCATATGGAACCGTCATTCGCTTCATTATTGAAACGCCAAAGCCCATCCATGAGTTATGGCCACGGCTGGATTATGGGTGAGAACAATCACCGCTGGCACCCGAGCCGCGACCAGTCTGCATTGTTAAATGGGCTGCGTACTCGCAAGCCATCACTCGTTACCAGGCTGATTAAGCGTTGGAGGACTCAATGAAAAGTGCTGCTCTGGTTGAATCCATAAAGGCACCACAAACGGCGTTTAACAATGTGTACTTGATTCATGCGCGGATTGATGGCCCGTTAAAAATGAGCGGTGATGAATGTCTCGCACGTTTTCGTCAGCAATTAAAAGCCACCAATAACACGGCGCTGCGCAATTTTAATAAGCTCGACAACAACTTTAAATTCGTTGTTCTGACACTGGCTAACCGCCTTGAGCCGTCATCATTTAAACCTTATGAAATTGGCAAGCCGTTTGAGTTTTTCGACCAAGCGCGACGTTTGTTGATTATCCGTTCAATGAATGAAATTACCCGCTGGGGAAGTTTACTCCCGGCAAGATTTTCAAAACACGACTGCTATTTAGCTGAGTAATTAATCCATTCCACAATATTAGGCGTAAACCCGCCGGGCATTCTTTTGCCCCAATTCAGGAGAAAGATATATGCGTAATACCGAAAGCCTTAACGCAAGAAATAATGAAGTATCCAAGCTTAAGCAACTACTCGCAGACGCAAAACGTGAGGAGCGACGCGCCAGAGCTGAGGTAATGGCCTCTCGAATTCTGAATTTAGCGAACCACATTAGAGCCAATAAGCTTGAGATAAATGAAGTGCTGGATTTGCTTTTTCAGGAAAGCGAGACATATCGCCATCAAGCAATGGAGTTGAACTAATGGCCGACGCAATGGATTTAGTACAACAGCGCGTGGATGAGGAAC